GCGGAATAACCCAATTGTTTGGAGAGGTCCGAAATACATCGTCCCACGGATAGTAGACTTGCGCTCCCTTAGCGAACACCAACCGAAACAACAAATCAATGGCGCGAATCGTTCCTCTGGTGCGATAGATGTCCAAGGAATGTTTGATCAACAGCTTGGTATTGGAGGCGGTGTTTAGCTGAATATTGGGAAGATACTTGTCCTTGAAGTAGACGATGTAATCCTGAATCGTGGTATCGATATCGAGATATTCATCGATATTTCTGGAGTCTTTCAGAAAGCCTTCGGTCTCAGCCCATTTGTAATAGGATTGCACGAATTGCACAAAGACAGGCCCAAGGCCATCATAGAAGGCCGGAAACTGTTGAGCAATAAATGGAGAGATGAATTTCTGAGTATTAGGTTGAATCATTCACGAACAACATTCACAGACACATCGATTTCAGAGTTTTCAATATCGAGGATGGTGGCCTTGTCAGCCAGAATATCCAGTTCTCTGGGCTTCACAAACATCTTGATATGATTTCCATCATATGTTGTGGGGTTGAATGCCTGTAAGGAAATGAGACCGGAATCGTAATCGATTGTTCCTACTTTGGTTACGAAAGCATCGGTCCCTGTTGCGGCATTGACATAAAACACATTGCCTTTGCCATCATCCTCAAGCCGTGTGAGATAACCATTCATATAAAACGAGCCGGAATAGAATGAATGAAACTCTTGACCGGCTTCGTTGTTGGGTTGTACCACACCAAATTGCAGCGGCATGGCAAAATTAACCTGAATATTCTGGGCAGTTCCGGCCTGTGGCGTAATCTTCTTGTAGAGCAGAACTTCTGTTTCGTTACCCACAATACTCGCATCGATATTGTCGATCATTGAACAGAAGCGGGAATAACGAAAACGGCTCTCGAAATCTCCGAGGTTTTGTTGGGCATAAACCGCAATACCATTCACGATCAAAGTTCGAATATTATCGGGAGTCAAAGTCGTGATATTGATGTTGTAATTTACGTTGGTATTGACGGCCAGATATGAAAACAACGGATCGACAAATGTGATTTGTGTGGTCAAGTTGTTTCGTTGTTTCAAGAATGTGGTATAGGCTTGTCGTTTCGAGTCCGGCAAACCATCAACACCATCAATATTCACAACAACCGCGACATATCCATACATCGGGGGATTCAACTCTTCGCCACCGAAAGTCGAGACCGCTGTAATTTCAGGAAATTGTTCTCTGAGCATGATTGAATAGTCTTCAGAGGCCGATGCCTTTTCCTGAATTTGGAAGTGCCGTGGGGCATAATATCGAATTGAATCGATATCTTCTGTATTGGCACCAGCCGAAGCCACCGAAATGGTCGAGACATTGATTTGAAAAGCGTCTTGGGTTGGGCCGGGATTAAAATTGATCGTGAATACCGAAGCTCCATTTGGATCAGAGCCATGACAAACACGATAGTTCAATGAAATAGTCGAACCGTTCTTCGGCATATAACCAACGATGCCATCACCAAACTCGACTTCATATTGGCCGTTTTCGGCTTGTTGAACAAAGAACACTTTTGACAGTTCATCAAGCCCAAGCAATGTTGTGGCTAGTGTATAAGGAGTTCCAGTGATGCTGTTATCTTCATACACGACTACTGTAAGTGAAGTGACATCGCAATCTGGATTCGACAAAAGAAACCGTTGCAATGGATCAGTCGTGTTCATGACATAGGTATCATAGAGATAGACACCTTCGAACAACGACAATTGAGTTTGGAAATATCCGTTGGCGGACGACAACAGAATGTTATCCGAGACCGAAAAATTATAGGTGTTGCTTTTGACTGTGGCGGAAAATGTTTGACCCTTCTGCAAAAGATATGTCGATGATGTGCCAGAGAACGACAAATTGATCAAGGCTTCCGCGCTTCTGGCGCTCCTTGGCATGTAATTGAGTTCTTTGGCATGGGAGATGACCGAATTCTTCCGTTGTGCCGAATCCAAAAATGATTCAGACAACATCATATTCGTATAGAAGGCATTGATAAATGAATTGTAAGACAGAACGTCGATCAGGACAGCCATATTTGAGGCATCCAAATCGTAATCTTTATATACGTCCTGTGTGGACAGGAAGTTTTTTAGGTTTGTTTTTAAGGTATCGAAATCGAGACCTGTGAGAACTAGATTATTGTTTGATACGGCCATCGGTTATTTATGACCGATTATCTCACTCTTTTTAGGACCAGATTGACAGAAACAGGAACTCTTGAATTGATCAGGCTGAAAGTAATCGAGACATTGTAAAGTTGATTTGTGTAATCTGGTTGTACGGAAACAGCCTGCAATTGCACGAATTTCAACCAGTTGGTAATGGATTCGACAATGCTATCATGAATGGACTGAGCGGAAATGGCATCAATAGGCTCAAACAAGTTGATATTGGAACCGAGTTTCGGTTGAAAGAATCGTTCTCCTTGGATGGTCAAGACAAGATTTCTAATCATGATCTTGGCATCGGCCTCGTTGGTCACGATTCCAAGATTCTTCGTGACAAGATTCACATCGAAATTCGTGGGAAAATCCGAGAAATAAATCTGTTTCTTTTTGGCTGCGGTATACAGATCGGCTCTATTTGGCATTTATCAGGCTTCCGGGGCTTTCACGGCTGGGGTTGTCCATTCTGGGGTAACCTTCGTGGCATCGCCAGCAAAGGCATGTAGTGTCGTTTCTGCGGTCAGATAAAGCAATTGACCGATAGCCGAAAGATGGTCTGCGGTTAGCACCAGTTTATTGCTGCCCACGACCAAAGTTATTTTGGTATCGCTCTTTATTTCAATTTCATCCTTGGCATAGATTGAAAGCGTAGAACCAAATTGAATGTTCGCTGCTCCATCAATTTTGATATCTTTTGGGCCATCACCTTTGAATTGAATGCCACCGCCGACTTTCATGGTCATTTTTCCAGTGACACCATGAACCGAATCGCCCTTGACAGCCGAGACATGATCGCCGCCAATGATACTCTTCACATCTCCTTCAATGGCGGATGTCGAATCGCCTTTAACCTCAGAATGTGAAGAGCCTGTAATGGATGTTCTGGAAGCGCCGCCAACCTTTATATCGACATTTTTATCGACAGTTTGAGTATATCCTTGTTTGATATAATCGAATTTGGAGCCAACAACCATGTTGACTTCCTTGCCGTCTGCACTGCGCTCTATGTAAGTTCCTGATTTATGAGAGATACGAATTCTCTCTTTGCCCGGCGTGTCGTCAAAATGGACTTCATGTCCGCTTTCTGTGACAGTTGCGCGGTTATAAGGAAACTTGGCGTCGAATGTTGTTTTTGGGTGACGTTTATCCTGAGCCACTAATCAACTATTTCTTTTTCCAATTCTTCGAAATATGCATCAAGTAATTTGTCGGCTCTGACCTTATGAAACATTGCAGTTTTCTTTTGTTTCGTGGTCATGCAAGTCATGTACTTATCCATCTGTTTCTTATAATTATTCCAGATAAACACCAATCGCTTGTTCATTTATCGGCTTTCAAGGTTTCGGCAACACTGCATCCATTACAAGCAATACATGTTGGAGCCATGAGCGAAGCTACCTCTTGTTTTGATAATCCCTCATCAACCGGAGAATTTTCTTTCGAGAAAACGTCCACGACATTCCCATCAAGATCGCGCATTGCGAACAAACAAAAATAAGTGGTGTTATCTTCCAAGGCCGTGAAATTGTGCGTTCGATCCTTAGCAATAGTAATGAATGTTGGGGCGTCAAATTCTTTTGCGGCATGCCCTTCCACTTCACAAAGCACTTTGCCATTTGTCACCAGAGTCACATGATCGAAATGATGTTTATGACCTTTATGAATTTGTCCGGCTTTGTCGTAATGATGCATACGAACCCAAATGTTTCCGTAATATCCCATTTCAGCTATTGCCATTATTTTCCTTTCCAAATGTCATCATAACTGCAGACATAGACCCTGCATTACCCAAGGCATCAAGTAATTGTTGTGTAGTGATGCTTCCATTGTTGAATTGAGAAAGAAGCTGTTGAAAGTTTCCAATATTGTTCAAGTTGCCCATTTGTTGAAGTAGCAATTGAACTCCCTGCAAAAGATTTGCTTGGGTGAAAAGGCCAGACATCGAAGGAGTCAGAAGATTAAAAGGAACGTTTTCGATAGAGCCTTTCAAATTCTTCAAGGCATTTGGAGCGGGAGGAATACTACCGCTCTTGTTTGAAACTGAAATGATGTAATCCAACAATTTCATAGAAACAACCAATTCAGTAATGAGCCGAGTAATAAAGCGGCGATTATCAAGATAAACAGCAAACCGAAAATTTTTCCAAGAATCATGCTCAACTCAATAAAGTGCATAGAGATGTACCATCAGCCCCTTCACTGCTTCCATAAGAGCCGCATGAATCATTCAACTCTGCATATTTTGCTTTGTTTCTTTCTGGCCCACCAGAATCTTGTGCCCACGACACAACGCTTTCATCTTTGTAATCTTCAACAACACCATTCTTGTCACCGTACTTTGGTTGTTGCTTGCCGTTGTTTTCTTGCATCTTCGAAACAACAGGGATGTTTGAATCAAATGTCGTGGTGCTATCAATTTGAGAATTGCCTGAAGAAGCCATAGAACCAAGAACAAGAACCTCTTGTCCATCATGACTCACAACAATACCAACAACCTTTGATCCTTTGATGAGACCGGTATGTGGTCCGCCGATTCCTTTGAAAGATGCAGAATGACTTCCATGCAAAACCGGATGATATGGAAGTTCGTTGTCCTTCAAATCACTCTGAGAAATCGTGCCTGTATTCCAGCGAACGCGGACTTGACCGGTCTGTGTGGGATCGGTGGTGTAGTCAACCACTTCACCAAACACCAAGCCTGTGCTAGAAGGAGAACCAATGCTTTTTTCGGCCATTTCCGTATCCTTTCTGGGTATTTATGGCTGATTGTCCTATCTTGACAACCCGGTTCTTTTTTGATAAAAGAACCTATCCTTCGGGTGCCGGAAGGCTTCATGGCTTATATTTGGGAGATTGTGATGCAAACACCTTACTATATGATTGAGACCGCCGAAAACAATTCCGGTGATGTCTTGAAGCTCACGGTTCGCGGACCTCGTTGGGTTGATTGGGAAGGCTCCAAGTTCAAGAACAAAGGCGACGCAATTCGGAGTCGCGATTATCATGCTCCCGGCGCAAATGTCATTATGATTATCGATGATGTTCGTTGGTCGAGTCAGAGGGGTACTTACTGATGTCAAAAACAGATACATTGAAATTCATTATCGTGGCGCTCATTCTCATGACGCTGCTTGGCCCCATTCCTCATCAATATTTCGGGGGTTAATGTGAATTGGTTTGATATCGTTCCAGAAAAAGTTGCAAGACAACAACTCGTTTGGGAGAGGAACCAAAGTATTTTTCGCGCAAGCACTGTGGGTGGTCTTACCTTCTGTGAGATCGGAAAAAAATACGGCATCTCTCACACAAGAGCGCAACAAGTAACTCGAATAATTAGTCGCGCTCGCGCAATGAAATTCAATTTGTCTCCTGTTGAACGATATTGCAAAGTTCATCATCGAGAGATGGAAGCATTGAAAATGTATGGAGATGCAAAAAAGTTTCGATACGAAAACATCAAAAATGCATTGGAAGCAAGCAAAGAAAAAACTCGCCGTCTGGAAATATTACTGAAACATTATGAGGATTGACATGACCAACCAAATGTTTTTCATCTCGGATCAATTCGACATTCGTGATGTCATCGAACGGTTCGAAGAACTGGAAGAGAAGGAGTGCAACAAGCACGAAGCCGCTGAATTTCAATTAATCAAAACTTTCTTGGAAGAAGTTCGAGAAAAAGGTGGCGATGAGAAATGGCGCGGCGATTGGTATCCTTTAGGTTTCATTCGCGACTCCTACTTCACGGCTTATGCGAAGGAACTAGCTGAAGACGTCGGATACATTTCTTCAAAAGATGATCGTTGGCCGTTCAATTGCATCGATTGGAAAGCCGCTGCTGATCTTCTGAAAAATGATTACTCTTCGATTGAAATCGCTGGTGTCACTTACTGGTATCGTTAAAGAATTTTCATGCCGACATATTGAGGAGATTGCAATGACTCAGGAACCCGACCATTTTCAGTTTGCGAACGACGTCGCGCCGATGATTCCGCGCGAGAAGATGCCTCAGATCGATGAGAAGTTTTATGCTGACCTTCTCGTTTTTCTCGGTTCGCGCGGAATCAGTTTCACGGCTGGCTTCATTGAACCTGACAAGGTGTTCTCACATCAAATCGTCGATGTGAACCGCGCTGTGGTCATGTCCAAAGAATGTCTGGCAAAGCCCG